TCAGCGCGCTCCCAGCGCCGTGGCGCGCGCCAGCATGCGCGCGATCTGCGTCTCGGACCGCAACAAGCCCTCGGCGCCGCCGTCCACCGTGACGTTCACCGTCACCCCAGGCGCTGCGTTCATCGGCTCCACCGTCCCGGCGCCGGCCGGGCGAAACACCTCCGGCCCGCGCTCGCCGACCAGATAGGCGCCTCCGCCCAGAACCGGCCCGCCATCGGCCCGCGCGCCGCCAAAGCCGCCCATCGCCGCCGCTATGGCGCCCGACAGACCTCCGCCGCGCACGCCTGCCGCCGCATTGACGGCGTTCAGCACCGCCCGCGCCAGCTCAGCCAGCGTCACCTGCCCGTCCGCCGCCGCCCGCGCCAGCGACCGGGTCAGACTGGCCCCCGCCCGCCCGAACGCGTCCTCGATCGAGGCCGCCGCCCGCTCCGCCGGCTCCTTCAGCGCCTCCAGCGCCGCCGCCGCCTCAGCCGCCTTCACCGGCACGGCGTCGATCCCGTCCGGCCTGAAACCATCAGTCATCCGGCCACATCTCCTGCATCCGCTCCAGTTCGCCGCGCCCCAGCGGCGTCGCCTGCGCCGGCCCCGCCGTCAGCATCCGCCACTCCTTGACCGACAGCCGCCAGAAGCCTTCCGGCCCCACGCCGATCCGCGCCGCCGCCTGCATCATCTCCGCCCATTGACGGTCCTGGGGCGTCATCAGGCCGACGCCGCGAAAGCCTTCGCCACCGCCTCCGCCGCCTCACGCGGATCGACCGACGCCGCCGCCAGTCCATCCGCCAGCACCGCCTCACCGCCGCCACGCAGCAGGGCCGCCAGCACCACCATCAGATCGCGCGCCGACAGCGAACGCAGCCGCTCGGCCAGCGCCGCCACCCCGGCGACGCCCAGCCCGGTCTCGATCTCCGCCAGCGCCCCCAGCGTCAGGCACAGCGTCCGCTCCGCCCCCGCCAGGTTTGCGACCACCTCGCCCCGCACGCCGTTCGCCATCACAGCGCCTCGAAACTGATCTCGCCCGCACTGGCCAGGCTCAGCGCAAAACTGGCCTCGCCCTCATGCTCGCCCGCATATTCCAGCGCAGCGACCAGGAACGGCCCTTCCAGCACGCCGAAATCCGGCACGATCAGCCGCCACGTCTTCGCCGCCTGCTCAAAGAAGGCCTCGCGGATCAGGGCGTCCGACGCCGCGTCGCGGAATATTCCCTGGCCCGACACCGCCGCCGACTTCACGCCCGCCCCCGCCAGCAGTTCGCGCCACCGTCCGGCGCTGTCGCTGTCGGTCGCATCCACCGTCTTGGCGTTCAGCGAGATCGTCCTCGCCCTCAGTCCCGCCACCGTTGCGAAGGCGCCGCCCGCGCCCTCGACCTTCAGCAGGATGTCCTTGCCCCGTTGCGCGCTCATCTCAGATTTCCTCCGTCACGGCTCTCAGCCGCATCACCGCCCACGCCCGCTTCAGGTCCGGACTGCGGAACAGGTCCGTAAACGTCACCGACACGCTGACCGCCTTCACCCCGTCCGCCTCCAGCAGCGCATCGGCGAGCCGCGCCCGCACCGCCGCCGCCACGGCCCGCGCCTCCTCCAGCCCCCTGAACCGACTGGCGCAGGTCAGGGTCAGCCGCTGCTCCACCCCGCCGCCGTCCGCATTCAGCGGCCTGCTCTCGCACCGCCCGATCAGCAGATGCGGAAATCCCGCACCCTGCGGCGGCTCATCCCAGATCCGCGCCGGGTCCCCCAACAGCGCCTTCAGCGCTCCATCGCCGCCCAGATGCGCGATCAGCGCCTTTACCAGCGCCCCTTCATGATCCTTCATCGCACCCGCTCCAGATCCAGCCGCACCCGGCCCGCCGCCTTCGGATCGGCCTCGATCCCGACCACGGCCCAGTTCGCCCCGCCGAAGCGCACGGCCAACCCTTCCTCCAGCCTCGGGTCGGCCCGCACCGTGGCGCTCAACCTCTCCACGCCGCGCGTCACGCCCGCCTCCGTCCGCTCGCGCCGCCGTCGCGCGCCCAAGGCCAGCCACAGCGACCCGACCGGCTCATAGCTGACCACCTGCCCGCCATAGGGCGTCTGCGCCGCCACCGGCCGCACCAGAGACGCCACCACCTTCATCGCGCCCGCGCTCACAGCCGCACCACGCGATAGGGTGCGATCCACCCCTCAACCGGCGCCGCCGACATCTCGCTCTCGCCCCGCTCAAAGGCGCGCATCACCAGCATCATCACCGCCAACCTCAGCGGCGCTGGCGAGGTCGAGGTCAGGCACAACCCGACTTCGCCCTCCACCCGCGCCCTGGCCGCGTCGATCAGCGTCTGGATCAGCCCGTCCTCCGCCTCATGCTCGACGCGCAGGAACAGCTTCGCCTCCGCGAGGCTCACGGGTGCCGTCATTCAAATCTCCCTATGTTCCCTTTCCTTCTCCCCTTGTGGGAGAAGGTAGCCGCCGAAGGCGGACGGATGAGGGGTCGCGCCACGCGAAACCCCTCATCCTCCCACCGCTCACGCGGCAGGCCCCTCCCTCTCCCACAAGGAAAGAGGGCTCTCGTTCGTCAGCTCGCCGCGAACTTCATCAGCTTGATCGCGTCGAAGTTCTGCACTCCGCCGCCCACGCGCTTGGTCGTGTAGAACAGCACATAGGGCTTGGCCGAATAGGGATCGCGCAGCACCCGCACCCCCGCCCGATCCACGATCAGATAGCCGCGCGCAAAGTCGCCGAACGCGACCGACAGGCTGTTGGCGCCGATATCCGGCATCGTCTCGATCTCGGTAACCGGATAGCCCAGCAGACTGGCCGTCTCGCCCGGCCGCGTCGCCGGCGACCAGATGTAGTTCCCGTCCGCGTCCTTGAACTTGCGCACCGTCGAGACCGTGCGCCGGTTCATCACGAAACGCCCATTCGGCCGATACTGGGCCTTGGGCGCATAGATCAGGTCGATCAGCTTGTCCGCCGGGTTGGTCGAGGCGAAACCGCCCGCCGCCCCCGACGCCACCGTGCCGATCTGGCCCCAGGTCTGCGTCCCCTCGGCCGCATTGGCGTAGGCCAGAAAGCCCTTGGGCTTGTTGACCCCGTCGCCGCTGACGAAAGCCGCCGTCTCCTGCGCCGCGAAGGCGTCCTCGACCTCGGCCGCCAGCCATTCGTCCAGGTCGATCAGGGCGTCGTCCAGCAGGTTCTGCGTCGCCGCCGGACAGGCGTAGAGATCGGCCGAGGAGAACTCCAGCAGCGCCAGCGTCGCCGGATCCGTCTCCGGCCGCGCCGCCGTCTCGGCCACCCAGCCCGCCTGCACGCCCGCCGTCGAAACCGGCTTTCGGAACACGCCCGAGCCCACCGTGCGCACCGTGGCGATCTCGCGCATCGGGCTGCCCGCCATCAGGCGCCGCTCGGTGGCGCGCTCCGTCTCCGGCGGCACGACATAGCCCGCCGAGTTCGACGCCGACGACAGCCCCGCCTTCAGCTCCAGACCATGCGAAGCGCCCGACTTCATATAGCCGTCCCACGCCGCCTTGGCCTCCGGCGCCGCCACGACGGCAGGCGGCTCGGCGCCCAACCCAGAAGCACTGAGAATCGGCCTGCGGCTCTCGCTCAGCGCACGGTCCATGCGCGCCTGCGCCTGGGCCACCGCCTGATCAATACGCGCCACCTTCTCCTCCAGCAGCGCGTCGGCCGACGCCTTCTTCTCGATCTCGTCCAGACGGGCGTCATTCGCCCCTTTAAACGCCTCGAACGCGGCCATCATCTCATGCATGGCGGCGCGCGCCTCGGGATGACCCGAGACGGTCTTGGTCTCTCTCATGATGTCTCCAGAAAAATGCGCGACCGTCCTGCGGCGCGCCGTCAAACCGGGCCAGGCCCGGAACCGTCCCATCCTTTGCCGCGCTTCAAAAGCGTGCGACCCTCCCGCCATCGAACCAAAGGACATGGAGGATGGATGTTGAAACTCGTAGGCGTCGCCCTCTCGGCTCCGCTGTCGGCCATCGCCCTCATGGCCTGCTCAACCCCTGAGCGTCCGACTATGTCCCAGAATTCGTCCCAAGGTTCGCCCCAGACGGCGCCCGCCGATCCGCCCCGCCTATCCGCCGACGTCTCCCTCGACGCCCGCCTGTTCGAGATCCTCGGCGCCTGCGAGGCCCTTGATCCGGACGGCGACCAGACCTTCGAGGCCCATCTGCGGCGCCACGCCCCCTACGCCGCCCCAGACCGACAGGACGCCCTGCGCCAGGCTCACGCCCGCGGCCGCGCTATCGCCGCCCGACAGACGCCCGAATCCTGCGCTCGCCTGCTACGCGGCTACCGCCAGCAGGAACCCGGCCTGCACGGCCCGGCCGCCAACCGTTCGCGATTGAAGACGACCGACTGATGCCCATCGTCTCAAGCCCAACCTCGCAGTTGCTGGACGTCGCCCGACAGTCCTGGCTTCTGAAACTGGTCTGGCCCTGGCCGACCTGGCCCTGCTGGACGATCCTGTCGCTCTACTGACGCGTGGACTGGGTCGACCCTGGCCTCTCAACTACTGGAGCACCTACGCCATCTTCGCTGCGATCGGCTTCCTCCTCGTGACCTGGCATTGGCTGCGCGCCATGCACGACCATTATGTCGCCGAGGGCCTCAATGCCGGCCGTCGTCCTTTTCCGGCCTTGCGCGCCTGAACCGCGCGCCCGGCAGCATCGGAAACGTCACCAGCGACACCTCCCACAACTCGACCGCGCTCAGCACCCTGAGTCGCCCCTCGCGCCGCGCCTTGGTCGCCCGAAAGCCTATCGACAGCCCGTCCAGCGCCCCGGCGCGCGTCAGGGCGGCGGCGTAGCGGGCCTCAGCGGACCAGTCCTCGATCCGCCCCTCGACCCACAGGCCGCGCTCGTCCTCAACCATCCGCTCCCAGACGCCGACGACAGCGCGGCTTTCATGCTGGTGCAGCATCCGCACCCCGCCCGCGCCGGTCTTCGCCAGGCTCCCGGCGAAAACGCCGCGCGCCGTCACGTCCCCGTTCAGGTCCGCCACGCCCCACAGGGAGGCGTAGCCTGCAATGGCCAGCCCCGCCCTTGTCCGGCTTGTCGCCGCCATCATTTCTCCTCCAGCCGCCGCTCGATCCGCTCGACCGCAGCGCGCGTCGCCTCGCCCTGCGCCTCCAGCCGCGCCAGTCGCTCGGCGACCAGCCTTTGTTCATCCACGCGCTGCTCCAGGGTGGCGATCCGCGCCGCCGCCCCGCCGGCCCACACCAGGCCGCCGAGGGTCTGCACCAGCAGCGCTGCGATCAGGGCGACGGGCATCTTCTTCATCGCTTCCATCACTCGCCCACCCCCGCCATCCGGCGCCGCTCGTCCTCGGTCAGGAAGCCAGCCGCATTCAGCCGCGCCCACAGCGCATCCCGCTCGACCTGAAGGGCCGGAACCGCATCCAGATCCGGCTCGATCCGGCAATCGACGAAGCGGCTGCCTAGCCACCCCGTCATCGCCCCGGCCGCCTTCCTCACCAGCGGGATCACCGTCCCTCGCCAGAAGGCCGCGTTCGCCTCGCGATAGTTGGCGTAGGTCGCATCGCCGGGTATCCCCAGCAACTGCGGCGGCACCCCGAAGGCCAGGGCGATCTCCCGCGCCGCCGCGTGTTTCCCGGCGATGAAGTCCATGTCGTGCGGCGTCAGGCTCATCGGCTTCCAGTCCAGCCCGCCTTCCAGCAGCAGCGGCCGCCCGGCGTTCCGCGCCCCGGCATGGGCCTCGCCCAACTCCGCCTTCAGCGCCTCGAACTGATCCGCTGTCAGCCGCTCCCCGTCCCTGGAGCCATAGATCAGCGCCCCCGAGGGTCGCGCCGCATTGTCCAGCAGCGCCTTGTTCCAGGCCCCCGACGCATTGTGCACGTCGATGGCGAAGGCCGCCGCCTCCAGCGGCGAAAACCCGTAATGATCGTCCGTCGGGTGAAACAGCTTCAGATGCATCACCGGCGACCAGCCGTCGCCATGCCGCGCGATCCGCACCGACCGCCCGCCGACTGCGTATTCATAAGCTTCCGGCCAGCCCGCCCTTCCGGGGACCACCTTCACCCGGTCGGGCCTCAGCGCCCACAGTTCATCGGGCGCGCCGTCCCCGTCGGCGTCGCCGGTCGCCTCGACATAGGCGTTGCCCGCCGTCTGCAGCGCGCCGTAAACCGCCTCCATCAACTCGCCGCCCGACTGCTCGGGGTTGGGTTTGTCGATCAGCCGCGCCAGCGGATGGTCCGCGCTGCGCACGCCCCCGACCATCACCATCAACGGCGTCGAAGCCGCCGCCTCCGCGATCATCCGCACGCAGCGATAGGCCACGGCGTTCTTGCCGAACCCCTCGTCCGCCAGATGAGCGTAATCGCGCGGCGTCCATCGCGCGCGGCCCGCCCCGGTCAGAGCGATCAGCGGCCCGGTGCGGCTGTCCTTGATTTCGGGCGCAGCAACGCGCCGCCGACCGAACGGTCGTCGCCAATCCATTGAAATCTCCATATCTTTCCTCGCCCTCCCCTTGTGAGAGAAGGATCAGATCACAACGCCCGCAGCCTCGGCTGCGTCTTCCCGGCCAGCAGCAGGTGCGTCAGCCCCCACACCAGAGCGTCCGCCCGGTCCGGGCTCTTGGCGCCCGGCGCCTCGCTCCCCAGCGCCATCATCTCTTCTTCCAGCGCCGGAAACGCCCCGCAGTGGACGACCCGGCCCTGCTCGTAGAGCGCCGCCACCGGCTCGGCCCGCGCCTTCTTGGACCGGCTGGCGTGAACCAGCTTCACCTGCGCCGGACAGTCCGCCTGCCCCAGCAGGGTCCGCACCATCTCCCCGCCCTGATTGGCCTCGGCCAGCACCAGGTCGGCGTCGAACTCGCGCGCCGCCTCCGCCACGCGCCGCGCCCATCCGGCGGGCGACAGGCCGCGCGCCGAACGGTCGGCCAGCACATAGGCCGCCTTGTCCCAGCGCCCTGCGACCACGATCCCGCAGGCGTCGCCGTGGGCGCTGGCGGGCGGGTCGACCGCCACCACCACCCGATCGAACCGCGCCGGACGGCTCCCGCGCGCCCGCGCCAGATCCTCGGCCCGGAACAGGGCGCCGTCGGCCTCGACCACCAGCCCTTCCATCTCCTGCGCCTCCAGCCGCGTCCCGGCGTAGAGGCTCTGAAGGTGGCCCAGGAACCCCGGCGCCAGATTGGCTTCGTTGTCCTTGGTCGCCAGCCGGGCCGTCGCCACGCCCGGCTCGGCCAACAGGCGCCTCAGCGCCGGGATCGGCCGGGGCGTCGTCGTGATCGCCAGCCGGGGATCAGCCCCCAGCCGCAACCCGAATCTCAGGTTCGACAACGTCGCCTCAATGTTCCTCCAGGCGCAGAACTCATCCGCCCAGGCCGCGTGAAACTGCGGTCCGCGCAGGCTGTCCGGGTCTTCGGCCGAAAACGCATAGGCCGCCGCGCCCGAGGGCCAGATCAACCTGCGTCGCCCCGCCTCCCAGCGCGGCCGGTTGTCCGCCGTCGCCTGAGCCTTCAGCCCCGACGGCCCCTCGACCATCACCTCGCGCACGTCGTGCAGCGCCGTTCCGACCAGGGCGAAGGTCCGGTCCGCGCCCCGCGCCAGTTCGTTCATCCAGAAGCCGCCGGCGAAGGTCTTGCCCGACCCGCGCCCGCCCAGCAGCAC